AGATCTTCCAAAGCTTTAACTGCTCCATAGCGCCCATGCTTTCTACTGTTATCGCTTTGTTAGGAGCCTTCTGAGGAAAGCTGAATACCCAGTTAGAGTTATTCATTACGTCTTCTTCGTGAGGAAATCCTTTATCAATCATTGCTGTAGCAAGTGGATCTTTCTTATCAGCTCGTACAGTCCTAATATAATACTCACTAAAGCGTGGATGAATACCACTGGCGCTGTCCGTTAACTGTGAGACAGTTCCTGAAGGCTTAACACAAGTGATAGCAACCGACGGATTAACTCCTAGCTTCTTTGCCCACTCCCCGTTAACAAACACAGCAACGTCTCTAAGCCTTCGTAGGAGCTTGCCTAAAGCCTCTTCACCTGTTGACCCATTAGTTAGCTTGCAGTCCATGATGCCTGTCATAGATACCCCTAGAAGAGCTTCTTCCTCTGTGTTCTTCTTCCAAATGTTACGTAGGTAACGGAAGTCAGTCATGGTGGATTGAAGCGTTCCTAAGATCGTAGCGACACGTACCTTTTCTACAAGGGTATCCTCTGTATCGTCTGGTCTAACGATAACCTCTGATAGATTGCAGAACTGGTAGGGGCGTAGGATGATCTCGCTGCAAGGGTTAGTACCAAACTTGTATGTAGCGTCTCTTCGTTCGTTACGTGCTGCTACTTTCTGAGCTGCAATACGGCTGAAGATACCACGTTCACCAGACTTAGAATCATACAGACGCTTCATCTCAGAGGAGTAAGTATCAAAGTCAGGCTTTTCAGAGTACACAGCACTGTTGTTAGCCAATGCACGTTGACCGTTACCTAGATACCACTCACCGTTCTTAGCGTTAGCCATGCGGTTATCAGTCACATTGCTTAATGAGATCAGTGCAGAGCGTCTTACACCGCCTACAACAACGATGTCAGCAATCTTACACACTAAGTCATGACACTCTAGTGATGTTAGCTTGCGGCCTGTAGCAGCTTTAAACAGATCAACAGTAAAATTAAACAAGTCTGCTAAAGGCTGTGGGCCGCTGGCTCTGCCGCCAAAGGTCTTCAGTCTAGCTCCAGCAGGACGTACCCTAGTCAAGTCACACTTAGGAATCTTACCAGCGTACAGGAGGCTGATAAGCTCTCTAAAGGCACTTGCCCAGCCTACCTTACTGTCAGACACAACAACCGTAGACTCAGTTTCGTGGAAGCTGTCTGCTACCTCTGGTAACTTGCTTACATAGTCCCGCTCTACGCTGAACCCTACGCCTGTACCACATAACAAAATGTACATAAGCTCGTCAAAAGAGCGAGGGCTGTCGATAGGAAGGTAAGAGCAGTTAAACCCTGCAACATTGTCACGATGTAACGCTGGCCCTGCTGTCATAAGACAACGCATAGAGGGCATTACTTCTTGAGCTTCAATAGAATTAAAAAGATCTTCAGCTTCAGAAGCTCCTAGCTGGTTACGCTCTACAAAGAAAGCAAGGTAACGGTTGATTGTTTCTCCCCACTCTTCTCGACGCTGCTCTTCATCTAGGTAACGTGCGTATCTACTCTTGTGTATGTATTGTTGATATTGATCCATCTTTTTTTTCAAACTCCTCTTTTAAAAACGTGTGGTTTAACTTTGTGTATTCTATAAATGTCATTTGGTTGTTGTTTGTTTTGTAGTCATCGCAGTATTCAGCGTACATCATACCACAAAAAACTTCAAACTTTTTTTCTTTGTTCTGCATCTTTTATGTCCTCTTTAGCTTCTTGATGGTTAAGCTCATTAGTTCTTAAACTTTTAAAGTTTTTCTGAGACTTTGTTGCTTTGCCCTTGTACTTTTTATTGTACTTATCGCGGCGCTCAGTTTTCCTATCCAGATAATTTTTATCTATCATTATCTTCTAAAACCTCTAACAATTTATTTTCGTACCAAGCTGCTTTTTTTAAATCTTCTATTCCGTTTTTGTAGGGAAAGCGCCAGCGGTACTTCAGGCTGTTCCCTCGTAAGTAACCTATAAACTCTTCGTCTGTTAACATGGCTTGTATTCCGGTTATACATTCTATACCGCCTTTATTATAATGTACAGGGCTGTTGACTAAATCTTCTTTGGAATCATCTTTTTGTAGCCACCTAACAGCGTCCCAATCTTTAGGGGTAGCGTTGTTAAGCTTATCTTTAGTATGTTGTTTCACTTCAGTCTTCTCCGTAATTTGTATAAGGTTCACTGTATTCACCTATCTTATCGTTTCTTCTTGCAAATGCCTCAGTCTCTCTAGCTTTAACATCTATCCAAGAATCTGGTAGAGTGTCTTCACTAAACCACCTGAACCCGTTGGCTTCTGCCCACTCTGCATGAGATCTTTTAGTACCGTCTTTACGTCTCTTAGCGCCCGGCATAGGCGATGAAGGTTTTGCAAACAAGAATACCAGTTCAATATTATCAGGTAAAGTTTTTTTTATCCAGATATATTTACTGTACTCTGCAAAATCCCAGAACCTTCCTTTAGATTCTAATAGGATTTTCTTAGATCCTATCTTTTTAACAAAGTCAGGTTCATAAGTATGCTCTATAATATAGTGTATCTTATCGTCATGATGTACCCAATGTTTTAATATTGATTCATGTAAGACAGCTTCCCATATAGAATCATAACCTTTATGTTTTAAATTAGGACGCTTGACTCTGGGTTTTCTATAGCCTGTCAAGCACTGTCTCCTTAGTCATGTCCGAAAGAACAGCCCCTCTTTTTATTTCCTTTTTAATTTTTTTACGGATACCTCTAGGAGAAGCTGCGGATAACCTGTAGCCTTTATTGTAGTGGTACTGCTGCTTGGGTATGAAGTCTTTTACGTTACTGTGGTTAATCTTAGCCCCTTCTTTCTCTGAGATTTGATCACGTAGCCACTCAATAAATATTTCAATTGCTCTATGGTTAATTTTTTTAATAAGTTTAGCGTTCATACTTCTTCCACCTTTGGTAACATTTTAACTTCTGTTAAGTATTTAAAGCCGTTGGCATACTTAAAAGTTCGTAAGCCTTTGCCATCGTTAGCGTCTGCATAGCATTCAAACTTATAATTACAATACGAACAGGGTTTAGAAAGACCTATGTTTCCTTTGGCTCCTTCAGGAACAGTATTGTAGCATCGCTTGGGTGGGACGGCCTGATCTAAGTCCTTCTTTAAGTTACCTATTGTAACTAAGATGTTAGGCTTTTCCAGCTCTTCTGGTTGGTATAAGCACAGCTCCCCCGACTCTTTAGACATAACTAAGAAGCCCCCGTTCTCAGTGCCTTCAGCCTCTTCATAGGAAGCTAACTGAGCTAGGTATCCAAAAGGATCGTCATTGGCTACAGCCCCTGACTGAAACTTCATGAAGCCCATTCGTGCTGCTGTTTTAATATCAACAACTTCTCCATTAATTTTACAGTCAATGTGTCCCTTGATGCCATCAACAACAACTTCTTTTTGCTCATCAGTTACCTTGTGTCCGGCCATCCTCACCAGCATCAATACAACCGCTTCTAGCATGTGACCATATAAAAACCTAATATGATTTGAAGGTTGGAAGGAAGGTGCCTGTGCAGTTTTCTTTTCATACCACAACTGCCTAGCAGGTTTGCCGATGTTAGACATCCTAATGCTAAACTCTTTGTTATGGCCCGAAGGTCTTGCCCAATGTATCAGAGCTTCTTTAAAATCTGCAACAGTCCTGTCAATGTTTTCATCTGATAGTTCTATAGATTCCCTATTGTTTAAAGGCTCTAAACTTTTGTATATATCTTCTACTAGGGTATCTAGTTTCTTAGAAGTCGAAGGCTTGTTGGACACAGTTACTCTCCTCTTGTTTTTTCTCAATGGAATCTAATGAGTTTAATATATTTTTAAGATCTTTTAAAGAGATCAAGAACCATTCGCTTGAATAATTCTTAGATTTTTTTATAGCTAAAGTATGTGCAAGCTTCTCAGCCTTGTCTCTATTCTTTACATACACTTTATGCTCAACAATATAATCCCTGAGAGGGCTGCTAGTATTGTAAGACTTACAACGATCATCCGCATCAACAGCCTTACCAACTTTATACCAACCCTCCCAAGCTGGGTTACTTATAATATATACATGGCCTTCCTTACGGGTAGCGTATGTACCAAGACTTGAGAACGCTGCATCTTCAAAAGAATTATACTTTCCGGGTTTATGTAGCGCATGTTTTTTAGAGACTTCCTTACCGTCTAAGTACATACGTCGCTCATCTCTTTTCTTAACAGCCTCTGGATTATCCTTGTAATAAAAAGGTCTACCTGTCTGAGGGTTAATGTGTTTCATACCAGTTATCTCCTATATTATATTCACCGTCCAGAGGACAGTCCATATTAAAGTGAAGCCCTGCTTCTACAATAGCCTCCACACCTAGTTTACCAACTGTCTCAGCTTGATCTGCTCTAACTTCTATCTGCCACTCATCGTGTACATTAGCAACGAATGTAGCATCCAAGTCTTTTATCTTATCTGCTAGGATAACTTGAGCTTGTTTCATTACAATAGCACCGGCACTCTGTAGTTTTGTATTTAGTGCAGCGTGTTCACTCCTAACAAATACTTTACGACCATCTAATCCTTTGACATATCCTTTTGCTGCTTCTCTTTTAACGCTATCTCTAAGATGTTTAAGTGGTGGGAGATTATTGAGGAATGATTTCTTAAGTCTTGATCCATCTTTTTTAGTTCCTTTAGCCACTTGTCCAATTTTAGCATCTCCTGCTCCGTACAGGAAGGCATAGATGAAAGTTTTAGCCTGAGATCTTGATTCAAGTCCAGCAAGTTTTTGATTAGTGGTGTGTATATCTCCGTTAATGACTTCATTAGTATAGTCCTTATCATTCATATAGTGTGCAAGCATCCGTAACTCCAAGCCAGAAGCATCAATACCCACCAGCTTATAGCCTTCAGGTACAGTCCAGCAAGCCCTGCACTCTGCGCCATACTCTGAAGAAGAGCTAGGTATCTGAGCCATGTTAGGGCTACGGTGAGTCATGCGCCCTGTTATAGTACCGTTGTGATTTACAAAGCCATGTACCCTGCCTGTGTCCTCGTTAAGTTCTTTGAACCATGAGAGCAGTTGAGCAATTCTTTTCTGCAACATAAAGTAATTTGCAATCAGTAATGCTTCGGGTATGTCTTTTATTTTTTTGAGAGTCCCTTCATCTATTATAGGTTGCCCTGTAGGTGTGAAGTTTTCTGGAACCCAGCCTAGTTTAATTAAGCGTTCGCCTATCTGCTTACGAGAGTTAAGATTAAAATCATCTTCTGTCTTTATAATTAGATAAGAGTCTTTGTTAGCTGTGAAATAATCAAACTGTTCGTCAGTAAGTTTCTGAGACTTCTTACTGTTGGCTATAGCACCCAGCTTAGACAGCTTACCAGCCTGTGTATACTTAGGACGAAGCTCATAAGCTGTCGCAGGTTTACCCATTGCCTTAACAATATCTTCTTCTATATCTAAGGACAGTGTGCTTAGTTCTTCTAACAAGCTGCCACACTTCTCTTGGTCTAAAAGAAACCCATGCCGTCGCTGGTTGTTTAGTAGCAAGGCTACTCTGTGCTCAAGTTCAACGCTTTGTTTAGTGAACCCGGCGCTTTCTTTTTTCAAAGCCATGTAGACTCTGTAATTAAGATACACATCTTGTTCACAATACTTAAGCATCTCTGTTGAGTACGTGTCGTATTCATGGAAGTCTATTTTAGGACAGCCTAAGTGATAGCCCCAACGCTCTAAGCCGTGGTTGCCTTCTCTTACAGGGTTGAACAACCTAGATAAGACCAGTGTGTCCACTATAGTTTTATCGAAAAGATCAATGTCTGTTAGGTTTTTTATTACAGGAATATCAAACCCCAGTATGTTGTGTCCGATAAGCTTGTCAGCATTTTGTAAACTATCTAATGCTTTGTCTAAATCGTCAGGCCCATAGTTGAACTGTTCTTTAGTGTCTACGTCTAACAAAGAAGCACACCATATTTTAGTAGGGTTAAGCCCGTTTGTTTCAATGTCGAATACATAAGAAGTCATATTATTTCCTCGAAGTCATCTTCTGTTAGCTCTACTTCTTTAAGTCTACCCGTATCCTTTTCGTATAACAAGTGTGTCGCCATACCAACATCCCCAGTATACCTAGACTTAAGAACTCTAAGATGTGTCGTATTAGCTTCTTGAGGATCTTCAGATTGCTGATCCCGCTCAAGTGCAATGACACAATCACTTAATTGAGCAATACTTTGAGACCCTCTGAGATGGTTTAGCGATACAGTTATACCATTCTCATGTCCCTTGTTACCCTCAACCCTTCTTAGATGAGATACCAGCACCATACCGACGCCTGTTTCTTCAACGAGTTTACGTAGCCGCATCATAATATTATCAATGCCGGTACGTTCATCGCCAGAAACTAAGGATGACAAGAGCATGTGCAAGTGATCGACAACAATCCAACGACACTCACAACCTATAATCATATACCTAAGCTTGCTAAGTATATCGTCAAAGTCATTGGCACCGAAGTGAGCATGAATCCATACACGGTCTTTGTTTTCTCCGTTAAAATAATTATCAGACAGTTCTGCATATTTATCTTGTCCGTAAGCATCACGCTCCTCATCAATGTATAAACGGGTGTTAGCCTCTATAGATAAAATACCATCAGCAGTACGTGTCCAATCCTCCTCTAAAGCCAAGATACCTACGTTGTCTTTTGTGTTGCCGATAAGCCAGTGCTCTAACTCACGGGTTATACTAGACTTACCTAAGCCTGTACCCCCTGTCAAAGTAATAAGCTCGCCTTGCCGTATACCGTAGAGCTTTTTATTTAAGCCCTCCCAAGGATAAGCAATACATTCTTTTTTTGCACGGTGCTTAAGTTTGTCGAGATTATCTGATAGGTTCATTACACCGGAGGGTGTGTAAGTCTTAGCTGCCCACCAAGCAGTGACATATAAACCCTGCTTGAATTGTTTGAGCATATCGTTAGCATCTTTATACTCATCAGGCATGTATAATATTTTAGCTTTGCCCGGAGTTAAAAGTTTAGCAACCTTACGGGCTGCTTCCCTTCCGGGCTTATCATTATCAAAGTTTATTACTACTGTATCGAAGTTCTCTAAGAACTCTAACGAGTTTTTAAAGTCTTGGGGAGCACCACCTGCACCATTCTTTAATGATACAACAGGCCACTTAGATCCAAGCAACTCGTAAGCTGCCATAGCATCGCACTCGCCTTCAGTGACAGTGATGTACTTACCTTTGTTCTGGAACAACTGCTCGCCAAAAAGACCAGTACCTTTAGAGTTACCGCTCCATGAGAACATCTTATCTTGATCCCTAACTTTATAGCCAGCAATTTCATTAGCTATATAATAAGGGTAAGAATGTTGGACGACCTGACCTCCTGAAATAATGGACTTGACTCCATATTTTTTAGCAGTAACTAGGCCTATGTTCCTATCAGTTAACTCGTTGAAATCTCCTGATGATTCCATTTTCATATTGTTTTTTGTTTCCTTTAAGCTGACCACTACAGGTGCAGTAGCATTCTTAGTCTCAGCCTCGTAGTTCCTATACCACTTCCTGCAATTAAAACAAATAGCAGTGCCGTTATCGTTGATGGATACTGGATCACTACCGCCGCATTCTACACATGGTTGATGATATTTAACGAATCCCATTGTACTTTCCTTGATTGAAAAAAAAGGGGGCTTTTAAACCCCCGTTGTTTTAAGACTCTTCCGGTTCCTCCTCAGTTATTAAGGCTTCAGGATCTAGGTTCTCTTGTAACATACTATTATATGTTTTACTTGCTGCATTAAGAACATCAATCTTTTTAGTAAGTGTTTGAATCTCAGACTGTACTTCCGCAAGATAATTAAAAGCTACTTTAGCAGTATCATTTAATTTCTCTACATCATACAGGCCGTCTTCAGTTTTATAAGTGAACTGTGTCATAGGTCATCAATCTCCTCGTCTGTTTCAATTTCAAAGTCATCGTCCATACCACCGTACTCTACAAGATCTAGTACCTGCATCTTACAGAAGTCCAAGCCTCTAAATAAAGTTCCCTTATATTCTGAAGCCCATTCTTTATACAACACCCTGACTGTAGAGCCGTTACCTACGCTTACATTGATAGGTTGTTTAGCCCTATCAACTAAGTCGGGGGCAGGGTTGATGCGTCCTTTCGCTCCGTTAACTTTACGTTTAATAACAAGGGCTGGCCCCTCATTCATTTCTTTAATAGTAAAGCCCCGCTCCTTGAAGTCCTTTGCGATATCGTCAGGCACAACTAAGTTTACAGTATAGACCGGCTCATAGTTAGTATTGGGTGTTAGTACGTTGGCCCAATACGCTGTTCCTGTTACTACTGGCATAAAATACTCCTAATTATAAAATAGTTTTTAAGTTTAAGTTACTACAAAAGTTTTGTCAACTGCCAGATGCCTCCTTACCATCTGATAAATACTCCAAGAACTCTGGGAAAAGACTCATGGTATCATCCTCCGACAAGGCTGTCAAGCGCATACCTGCATCAGAAAGTCTTTCTTTAATAAACAAAATAAATTCTTCTTTAACTTTATCGTTAGGTTGTCTAGTGCCTAGTATCATTGCAAAGATCCTAGACCATGCGTCATCTATTGATGAATAGAAATCTGACATGCCTTCAATCCAACCTTCCTCATCTGCTGTCATACACCTTCTCCTGTAAGATCTCCAGTTAGTATAGCATCATCACCCCAACAATAGATAGTCACATTTTCACCTCTATCATCTGTTATCGTAATGTCCCAAGTATCTTTAGACTGTTCGTCATCCGCTAAAGATTTTTTAATATTAATCTTAACAGTATCGTGTACAAAAATCCTAGTGCCTATTGACATAATTCTCTCCAAGAATATTGAACTTGTGGGGTGTTGTCTAACTCTTTTTTAATCCTATTTGCTATCTGCTGACACTCATACTGTGCATCGTCGCTGGATCTTAACTTAACGACCCTAGCAAATGCAACAAGTGAGCCTGTCCAAATCCACTCAGTCATCATAGACTGCGGCAGAATCATGCGAGCCTGTTCAGGGGCTACACCTTTTTCTAGCATGAAATCATACAGCTCTTCTGATCTAGTCATCAAGTCCCAGTAGGAGTTGTATACTAGAGAGTCGTTCTCTATTGTTTCATTAAGTGAACCTTGTTTCTTATCTGCCGCACGTTTTCTCCAACCCTCTGGAGCATGGAACTCTGGCGCAGTATCTACATACCTACGGCTTACCTCGTTCCACACCATGCCTACCTGATGCTTGACCAACTGCCTTGCGACAAAGACCGGAGCCTTAATTCTAAACTGTGCCTGAACGTGTCCAAAAGGAGTCCAGTGGTCATGTGCTGCTAGGAACCTGATCAACTTTTGGTCTGACTCCTTAACTTTAGATGCTGTCTTATCAAAGGATACTCTGGCACTGTTTACAACAGTCAAGTCCCCACCCATCAAATCAATCAACTCTACTTTCATATTGTCACCCATACATAAAGAAATAATAATAGCACAACAGCAGATGTTTTAATATAAGTTCTTTCGTTCTCATTTAACTCACCCGCTGTCATGTCTTCCCAAACCTCTTTAATTAAAGAGGTCAATCTGTTTAGAAAATGTGTGATGCTGTTCCGCAATAAACGCATTGGCTTCTCCTTTAGGTAGTATATATTTTAAAACAGTTTCAAAGCATTCCAATCTCCTTTGATCTTGTATCAGCTCATCTTCAATATCAAAAAGTTCTCTTTCTGTTTTATTGCCGGGTAAGTCAATCAGCGTTGAAAGCAAACCAATATAGGATTCCTTTACGAAGTCAACTCCTATGTCTTCTAAGTCTTGTGCATCCATGTCTAGTTCTACTTTCATACATTCACCATCTCATCCTTTATAATTAACTCCACAACTACCTCACCATCAGGGTAAAACTCGTATGCTCTAAGCAGCGCCTCCCTCAAATTTAATATACCTTGGAGCTGTTCTGCTGGCTCTTCATAGCATTTAAAAGTAGTAAAGCAGGAAATTATATTCTTCTTGCCTGTCTCTTTATACACGTTATTTATACTCTTATACTCTTTTGTGTAAGCTTGCAAAATATAGTCTGCATCTAGATCAATCTTTGCTGTATCAATTTTCATTTCAATTTTCATGCTGCATCCTTAAAGTTATTAATAATTGTTTCACGTACAGTCTGGCCACGCTTATAAGATATCGATGCAATGTTTACTTGCGAAGATTCTCTGGCGGCTGGTGCATGTGTAGCCCAGTCAGTCATTACATTATACACAGACCATTGATTAGATCCTAATGCAAAACGATAATGTTCTGTCCAACGATTCCACATATAAATCAATGCGGTATTTTTGTAGATATTAGATTGCAGTAGCATCTCATTGACTGAGGAGTTTGGATATTCCTTAAGCCAGTTAGCTACTGTAGTAGCATTCGCTGCCTTAGCAAACATGCAGAAGGCCTGTAAATCATTAAGCTTTACGTTAGCCCATTCATGCCACATGTTTACTTCTTTAGCAAATACTTCTACTGATTTAGAAATCAACGAAGCACCATGATCAATGTCTAATTTCTTAGTATGTCTAGCCTTGTAGATATTAGCGGCACCACTAACAAATACTTGTTTATTTAAACAGGCTGATTGATGGCCACCAAGGGTACATATAAAAGGCCAGACACCGTTAAGACTAGAGACAGTTAAGAATGATAAGGATACAGAGTCTCCGTCAGGAGTAATTATCTTTTCTTCTGGGAGATTATGTTTTACAAAACACATTGCCCCGTTGTAGGATACTTGGATATCCTCTGCCATCCCGTCAGTATTTAAAGATGATCGTGCAATTGTATTGCGTTGATTATCAATCATTCGTTTATATGAAAGCTCGTAAAGATCTGCATACCTTGAACCGTGTACACCTAGTTCTTGGTTAGTATCTGTACGGAAGATAACATGCTTGCTAGAATTTAACATCTCATTATCTTCAGTGTAATAAACTAAAGGGGCCTGATCGATTTCAAAATCAGCAGGGCCATAGCCTTTGTCATTAAACTTTGTTGCATTACTAAATAAACTAATTACATTTTCCACGTTACTTACTCCTTCGTTGAGATCGTTTTCCAAATACAAAACCAAAATAGTATTGCTTATATTTTACACCATAATATTTTCTGCGTTTAAAAAGCTTCATAATAACTCCGTTAGTTTTAAAATTAAGCAGCGTTCGACTGCTGGACAAACTTTGCCACACCAAAACCACCGTGTCAAGCCACCAGTTTAAGTGATGCGGGGTTGGCAAAGAAATTGTAAGGGGTCATGTCAATACTCCTTTGTATTTTATTAGATCCCTTTCTAGTTAGTGTTCCAATAGAACCGTCAGGATCTTTAAACCTTAGATCATGCTTGTCCATATTGATTAGGCTGTGTGTTACTCCATCGATTATAAGTTTATCTGGTCTTTTAAATTCTCCTTTACATTCCTTAGTGTTTAATGCAATAGCCGTGTTGATACCTAAGCTAACTGCCCTCTTGGTAAACTCAATAGACTGCAAGTTATTAAACGATGCAGAATAAGTGAGATGATAATTCGATAGGTCGTTTTTAATAACCCTCTTCAATACCTTAGAATAATCGTAAAATTGTATGTTAGGCAACGAGCCAATAAGATCTGACCAGTCTATATCGGACGTACCGTTTAAACGAATACAGTATTTATCTTTCTCGTTTTTTAAGATCTCAGTTCGCAGCCTGTCTTTAAAACCGTCGGGGTCTTGTAAGTACTGTACAGTCCTTCGAGCCATTGCTAACTGGGCGTTGTTCATACCTAACCTACCTGATACTCTCAAACAAGGATCTTTGCAACCAGATAACTCAGCCATTGGGCATAAAGTTTTAGCAGCAACATGATCAGAGGGTTGCAAGTACAAGATTCCTGTGGTATACTCTAATTCTTTATAGCCTTTAAAGATCTTATAAGAACTATTAAAACCTAATAAGTTATACTTATTATTATAAAGATAATCTTTAAAGTCTTTATAGTTTGTAGAGTCTTTAAAGACTTTAGAGATCTTTAAAGATTTATTTTTTAGTCCGTACATTGTAATCTCCTTAACTATGAGTGTATCCATCTGATTCAATTGCAAGCCACATCGAACCCCATTTAACAACAACGGCACCATCCATTCCAAATGTAGACTGTACACTTCGTCTAAACTCTATAAAGGTTAGCCCTTGATCTTCTTGTTTCCATTTTCTAAGTAAAGAAACCTGCTGATTTTTATTTACTTTAGTCATATTAATCCTCCCATTTATCTGAACTGCTATATAACATACCGGGTACTGCTCCCAATATTACACCTGACAATGTGCAAATTAGCATTGCATCAAACTCTATAGCATAATTATTCCAAACAATATATAAAAAGAACAGAGCTGAACTAAACATAACACCAATTAAAAATTTCATACATCTTCCTCCATTAAGTTATCCCACTCATCTTTAGTAATGCCAGTCATAATAAACTCTCGTTGAACCGATGTTAAATTAGGCATTGCATTTTGTATTAATGTACCTTCCTGCCAAGCTTTTATTTGTCTAGGGGTAACATTTAAATCCATAGTATGTTCGTCACCAGTTAACATTGAACGCTTGCTAATATACATAATCAAACTCCTTTAGTTAGTAGGTGAGTAGTTTTATATCATACTCAGGATATTTAACACTCAAAGCCTTTAAGACTTAAAGGTCTTGGGCGACCAACGGGACAAAGTGTGGCACACCAAAACCGACACCACAACCCCAATACTTATAGTAAATAATATATTAACGGCTTGTCCCAGAATATATACTATAGTTTATATTAGGACATTCAGCATTATATAGCGCTCGTAAGTATATATATAATAAGGGGTTATTATATATAAAAGAAGTATATAAACGGCTTGTCCCAATCAATATACAATGCCCTAAAATTTTTATATATGCCTTTTTGGCTATATAGATCCCAAAGCCCTATATAGATCCCAAAGCCCTATATAGATCCCAAAGCCCTATATAGATCCCAAAGCCCTATATAGATCCCAAAGCCTTACAAGATCCCCAAAGCCTTACAAGATCCCCAAAGCCTTACAAGATCGCCTTAAACAATCGAGAAGGCCTCAAATAAGCCTTCTCAGGCCTTTTTAGGCTTTAGGAATGGTAAGGGTAAGGGTACAGATTAGAGGGGCTTAGAAAGGCTTTAAGATATTACAGGCAAAAAAAAGCCCCGCGATGCGAGGCCTTTAAAACTTTAAAGTTTTAGGGTTAGTCAATAGATTTCACAACGTCTAAACCTTGCGATTTTAGTAGGGCGATAATATCGCTCATATCCAAATCTTTAGCCTCTGGTTTTGCTTTAGCCTTTTTAGGTTTGGGCGCATCGACTACAATTAGCTTTTCAATCGCCGCAGGTAGTTTAGGCGTTTTAGAGTCTAAAATTTTCTGCACCCATCCTTTAGTAGGGTATTTGCCATCGTTAGAGCTTAAAATTGCTGCGGCGACTTTGCGTGAACGCGACCACTGTTCGCTTGTAGGTTTCTCAGCCTGATTAGGTAAGATACCGGAAACGACCCTTCCTAAATGTTGAAGCTGTTTGTATGTCGCTGGTGTATCGAAATCGATTTGTACATTGCGACCGTTGATAACTACTGTTTGCAAATTACTCATAAAATATACCTTTTTGATAATACGTGAGACCCTATGCCCCGCGCTTGTTTTTATTATAGGCACACTTTTTAGGATTCTTGCAAGTGTTTTTAATATTATTTTTATAATCCGGGCATATATTCTGCTAAGCCTCTGGAATCTATAAAGTTTTAAGGCTTTAAAGATTAAACTTTGAAGGCTTGCAAGTCTATCTCACGGCGTTAACCAGTCTTTAGAGCCTAAAAAGGCCTGTATAGCGGTCGGTCTTTAAAGGCTTGATAGGCTTGTGAGTCTTTAAAGGATCGCCCTATACATCCATAAGGCCTATATAGGGACGCGGTGAGCCTATATATACTGTGGAGGCTTTAAAGGGTGGGTCTAAGGCTTGATAGGCTTGTAAGCTATTGATTCTAAAGGGGTAGGCAGGTGGCCACGCCCCCACCCCCCCATATATACTACTGCTTAAACATCTTGGGAGGTTTGGGAGTGTTAACCAGTTAGGGGCGGGTCTTCAAAGTCTTTAAAGTAAAGAGCTGTTATGGTGTCAGGAAGCTATAGGATGTTGTCCGGTTAGTAAGGGACTTTAAAGGGCTATATAAGTGATGTAACCTTGGCAACGACAAGGGTTAGTATAGTGTTTAAATCTTCATTTGTCAAGAAAAACCTTGACATATTGTCATTTGAACACTATACTGCTTAACTATGAATAAAGAATTAACTACAAAACAACAGCTATTCCTAGACAACCTAGTTGAAGCAGGAGGTGATCCAAAGAAGGCCGCAGAAATTGCAGGTTATGCTCCTAATACACACTGGCAAGTGACACAATCATTAAAGACAGAGATAATCGACTTAGCCACTACTATTTTAGCACGGTCTGCCCCTAAAGCTGCTTTGAAGCTTGTTAAGGTTATGGAGTCAGAAGATCCAGTACCACAAGCTAATGTAAGATTACAAGCCGCACAGACTATTTTAGATCGTGTAGGTCTAGGAAAAACAGAGAGAGTAGACGTTAATCATAACGTACAGGGTGGTTTATTTATACTACCTGCTAAACAAGAAACTCTAATTGTGCAGGATGCGTAGGACAAGCTCTACAATACCTTTTGGCTATAGAATATCCTCTAAAGACTCTAAAACTTTAGAGGAAGTACCCGAAGAACTAGAAGTTCTACTAGAGATTAAAAAGCTAGTATCTAGTAAAGTATTAAGTTTAAGAGAGGGTTCTGCTTGGATTGAACATAAAACAGGCAGGAAGCTAAGTCACGTAGGTTTAAAGAAGATAGTTGATAATGAAAGATTGGGAACTTAACCCAGATAATTATCGTACAGATGCTGAAGGTAACTTTCTACTAAAACTAGACGGTACACCTAAAAAGAAAATAGGCAGACCTGTAGGATCTAAATCTCAATACAACTACCATAGTAAAACTAAAGCCTCTAACGAAGCTAAGAGAACGATAAGAACTAAAGAAAAGCTTATTCAAAAAGCAAGGAATAAGTTACAGAATCATCAAACAGTCTTATCAAACTCTAAAGAAGTATTATCAAAACTAAGTGATAAGAAATCTTCTAAAGGATCTGTAATAACAGATGATAAGCTAGAAAAGCTCCCTAAGCTTATTAAAGAAGAAGCACAAGAGAATGTGATCTTTGCCCCTAACGAAGGGCCTCAGACAGAGTTCCTTGCAGCGGCAGAGACGGATGTTCTGTACGGTGGTGCAGCAGGAGGCGGTAAGAGCTATGCAATGCTCGTAGATCCCCTCAGATACGCTCACAGAGCCGCACACAGGGCATTGATTATCAGACGGTCTATGCCAGAGCTTAGGGAGCTTATAGATAAGTCAAGGGAACTATATCCCAAAGCTTTCCCCGGTTGTAAATACCGTGAAGTAGAAAAGCTCTGGAACTTCCCTTCAGGAGCTAAGATAGAGTTTGGCTTTCTTGAGCGTGATGCAGACGTATATCGTTATCAGGGACAGGCATATAGTTGGATAGGTTTTGATGAGATTACTCACCTACCCACAGAGTTCTCTTGGAACTACTTAGCTTCACGACTAAGAACAACAGACAGTGAGATAACGCCTTATATGCGTTGTACCGCTAACCCCGGTGGCGTAGGTGCTCATTGGGTTAAGACCAGATATATAATGCCGTCAGATCCTGATACAAGCTTTATCGGTAAAGACGGTTTAACGAGAAAGTTTATACCGGCTCGTTTAGAAGATAATCCTTTCTTAGCAACGGATGGCCGTTATGAGAAGATGCTTAAAGCTTTGCCCCCTACGCAACGCAAGCAACTATTAGAAGGTAATTGGGACGTTAACGAGGGGGCGGCTTTTACCGAATTTAGTTTAGAAGAACATGTAATATCGCCGTTTCAACTCCCGATTCACTGGGATAGAGTTAAAGGGGTGGATTATGGTTACGCCAGTGAGTCAGCTTGTATATGGGCTGCTATAGATCCAAATGACGGTACTCTTATTGTTTATAGAGAGTTATACCAGAAAGGTCTTACAGGCGAAGATTTAGGCCGTAGGATCACAGAGATGGAACTAGCAGACCCTTTTTCAGTGCAAGGTGTACTAGATACAGCAGCTTGGGCTAGAACAGGAACAACAGGGCCTACAGTTGGTGAAACATTAGTGAGACAAGGCCATAAGCTGCGAAGAGCAGATAAAAATAGAATACAAGGTAAGATTCAAATCCACGAATACTTGAGGCTACAGCCAAGCGGACGACCAAGATTACAGATTTTCAGTAGCTGTCCTAGCCTGATACGCGAGCTTCAAAGTATTCCTCTGGATAAAACTAATCCTGAAGATGTTAACACACATGCTCCTGACCATGCCTACGATGCTTTACGGTATCTTATTATGTCAAGGCCAAGAGTAAATGACCCACTAGCACAGATGCGGCACTTACGTATGGAACAAGCATACACACCTGCAGATGCAGACTTTGGATATTAATATATGGCAGAAGAAAATAGCTTAACAGCAAACGAGCTATACTTTGAGCAAGTAGAAGACGAACAAGGTATGCAACTGACTTTAGAAGAGTCTTTGCGTAATAACTTTGTTGGTCTTCTTATGGATCGATACGAACAGGCTGAAAGTGCTAGAGACTTAGATGAGCAACGCTGGCTAGAGGCCTATCATAATTACCGTGGTTTATACGGTAAAAGTGTTCGTTTTAGAGAATCTGAAAAGTCTAGAGTCTTCGTAAAAGTAACTAAGACTAAAGTTCTTGCAGCTTTTGGACAGTTAGTAGATGTTATTTTTGGAGCTAATAAGTTTCCTATAGGTATTGGAGAAACTAAAGTACCGGAAGGTATTAGTGAGTACGCTCACTTAGACCCTCAGAACCCTCTTCCCGGTATCGAAACTTCAGCAGAAAAAGACCCTGAAGATAAAAAAGAAGAAAAAGAAAACCCCTTTGACGTAGGTTTTGAAGGTGACGGTAAGGTATTAAAGCCCGGAGCTACTTACGGTTCTGGGAAATTTAATGAAACCTCTATTGAGGTACAGGGGGCAGATAAACTTGTAGACGGGCCTAGCCCTAATCCACAAGCAATCGAAGTTGCCCCGGCAAAAGAAGCTGCAAGACGATTAGAAAAACTAATACACGATCAAATTGAAGAATCAAATGGAGCTAGTGAAATACGAAATGCTTTATTTGAATCAGCCTTATTCGGCACAGGCATAGTAAAAGGGCCGTTTAACTTTAACAAGACACTTAGTAGGTGGGAAGAAGATGAAGAAGGATCTAGGAGATATTCTCCAATTGATGTGCGCGTTCCTCGTATTGAGTTTGTCAGCATTTGGGACTTTTTCCCTGATCCTAACGCTACAAACATAAACGAAGCAGAGTACATTTTTCATAGACACAGAATGAACCGTACTAAGTTACGGTCTTTGGCGAAGATGCCATATTTTAATAAAGACGCAATTCGTGAAGCCTTAATGCTAGGGCCTAATTATGAAGAAAAAGACTATGAACAAGAACTAAAAGATGATAATCGTTCAGATGAATCAGGGTCTGGACAGTTTGAAGTTTTGGAGTATTGGGGAGTTATTGATGCTGAGTATGCTCGCCAAGTTGGTATGGATATTCCAGATGAAGTAGATGACCTAGATGAAGTACAAGTTAACGCTTGGGTCTGCAATGGTCAAATGTTACGAGCAGTAATAAACCCTTTTACGCCTTTCAGGTTGCCTTATCATGCCTTCCCATACGAAAGAAATCCTTACAGCTTCTTTGGTATCGGCGTTGCAGAGAACATGGATGATTCTCAAAAGATCATGAATGGTCACGCACGTATGGCAATTGACAATCTAGCGTTGTCGGGATCATTAGTCTTTGATGTAGACGAAACTGCTCTTGTGGGCGGTCAAAGTATGGAGATTTATCCGGGCAAAGTATTCCGAAGACAAGCAGGAGTACCCGGACAAGCGATTAACGGCTTAAAGTTTCCTAACACCTCACAAGAAAACATGATGATGTTTGATAAATTCAGACAGCTTGCAGATGAACAAACAGGTATCCCAAGCTATTCTCATGGTCAAACAGGTGTCCAGAGCATGACACGAACTGCTTCAGGAATGTCCATGCTACTTGGCGCAGCATCCCTTAACATCAAGACCGTGATTAAAAACCTTGATGATTTCTTGTTAAAGCCAATGGGTGAGGCATACTTCCAATGGAACATGCAATTTTTAGAGTCTAAGTTAGATGTTAAAGGTGACTTAGAAGTAAAAGCCACAGGTACTAATAGCTTAATGCAGAAGGAAGTACGTAGTCAACGCTTGACCATGTTCTTACAAACTGCTCAGAATCCTG